ATTTTTAAGTTGGTTGTTTTTTATTTCGTAAGTATCTGTTTTCATTTTAAAAGTTGTACCGTTTGAACGTGTACGCTTGACGCCTTTTTTATATAACACCGCTAATTTTAATAATTCTTTTTTGCTTAAAAACCCGCAAATTGTCAATTCATTAGATTGTTTGTTAAGTGAACAAAAAATATAAATATCGCAATCGAATTGTTTTTGATGCGCCACAAAATTATTTACAAAATAGTCTTTAACGTCAACGTTTCGGCCCATTGTCTTGACGTCAATTTTAAATCCTTTGTACTGAAAATCAAAACCACCGTCAAACCCTTTTTTAAATTCGTGATCAAAACCAAATAAACGTTTGACCATTATTTCGCCCACTAATCCAACAAATTGTTGTTCTTTATTGCCGTTACCCTCAAAACGATTTCCAATGTTATTTTCGTTTAAAAACGTCCACACGTCGTTTTTTAATTGTTTCGGTATGTTATATTTTTTATAAATAATAAATAAATTTTAATTGTTTGCCATTTGCTTTTTTTATGTTAGGGTATATTTTTTTTAAAAATTCCCATTTTCTTGTTTTGTGGCGATGCCACATTGTGACCGGGTGGATTCTTTCGCCATTTTCTAAAATATAAAAATCCGCTTTTAATTCATCAATTAATTTATAATTTCCCGCTTTGTATATTGTTCCATTATTTCCAACGCTTGTGTCACAATATGAAATCAACACTTTTAAATTTTCATATCGTATTTTTAAAAATTTATGTAATAATGACAAAGTTATTGTTTCAGAATATTTGGGCATTATATCTGACAACCACATTCTATCAAATTCTGCAATTTCATTTTTTTTAAAATTTCCGTTTTTATCTGGTCTTATTCCATAACCAATTTGTAATGCGCCATTGATATTATTTTTATAATAAACTAACATATTTAAAAACGAATTTTTTGTTGGTTTTTTTGAATAATGAAATTTAGAAATTAAATTGTCTGCCTGTGATTTTTCGCACATTAAAATTTTAATTTCTTTTTTTGGACATTCAAAACCAATGACATAATTTGTCCAATCTTTAATTGGTTGTTTTTTCAATTTAGCCATTCAACACAAATTGTTTTAATTCTTGGAACTCGTTTGTCATCATCAAACCACGAATTTGGAATTCATGAATATCACCTTTTTTTGTTTTGGCGCCAATTTCTTTTTGACCGCTTGCCGGATTTCGATACACAAAAAATTCAATTAAGTTTTTAATTTTAGTAAATCCAACCGGTTTTTGTTTTGCCTTGTGCTGAACCATAAAACGGTCAATGTATTTAATTCCGTTTTTGTCGGTGTTTCTTAATTTAAGAATTGATAAAAAATTGTTTTGCCAAAATTCGTCATTCCTTAATTCTTTTGAAACATTGTAAACCTCGCGTAAATTGTACCCGTCCAAACGTTCGATTTTATCTAAACAATCCAACCATTTGTTTTTTTGTGCTTCGGTTTTAGGTCTATATTTTAAAGGAAATAATCCTGCAAAATGCGAAAACGCCTTTGTTGTTTTTTCTGAATATTGGCGCTTTTTCGATTTTGTACTATTATTATTATTTATATTATTATTATTAGTTAGTATATATATATCCTTTAACTTTTCTTCAATAGGGGTATTGAAGTTTTCTTCAATAGGTATTGAAGTTTTCTTCAATAGGGGTGCAATGTAAATTTGACGTTGTTTTATTTGCTTTGTTCCACGTTCATAAATCATTTTGATTTTTATAAAACCGTTCTTTTCTAAATTAGAAATCCACTTTGAAATGCTCGTTTTTGAAACGTCATAAAGATTTGAAAAATATTCATTGGACGCGAAACAAAACCCTTTGTCGTTTGACAATGCGGTCAATTCGCCATACATTAATTTTTCGTTTGCTTTTAAATCTTTACAATAGCGCACCGGCGCCGGTATAATTGCGTAGTAATTTTTGTTTTCCATTCTGTCAAAAGTAAAAATTTATTTTTATAAAATCAAATTATATTTTATGTCGTCACAAAAAGAACGCAGTTCGTCGAATATCTTTTTTAACTGATCTAAAGGAATTTCGCCGTCCTCGTATTTGTACCATAGTAATTCAATTAATAAGTCGAACTCAACACGCGTCGATTTACCTACATAGTCATAGGTGACCGCTAAATTTTCAGGCGCTGATTGTGTGAAACGGATTTTTTGGTTTTCCGCGTCAAAATAAATTGTGTGATATTTCATTTTTTTGGTTGGTTAATTAATTCATTTTTAAAGTATTTGTCAATGATATTAACGCAATCGTCGAAATCATTGGTCCAATATACGGCCCAATTGCAATTTTCAAGCCATTTAAGCCACTTTTTTTGGTTGTCCGTAGGTTTGTTATATTTATATTTTAATTCGACCGCTAAACCGCTAAAAACATTGTTTGGTGTAAAAATCAATAAATCGGGAATTCCAGGCTTCGCGCCTAAATACTTCATTTTGTACTGTTCGAACTTGCTTCGTTTACCCTCATTCATTGGGTGCGTAAATATCGCGTCCGGGTATTGCATTATTAAATAATTCATAATTGCCCGTTGCAATTTATCCTCACCGCCCAAATATTTTTCGTAGGGGTTCGCCATTATATTATTGCGTTGTCTAATGTTTCAATGATGTTTCGAAGTTCTGCCTTTTCAAACGTTCCACTTAATTCGTGTTTGTATGTTTTAAATGACAATTCGAAATGGTCTTTTTTGACCTCTTTGATTTTGATTTTTATTTGCATTTTATATCCTTTTTAATTTTTTTATTTCGTTTCTTAAAATGTCGTTTTCAATAACTAAATTATTGTATTTATACAACATTGATTCCGGCGTTAATTTTTCCGATTTGAAATCTGACAAAATTTGAATTTTTAAACTTTCAAACTCTGACTTAAAAAATTCGTCAAACCTCAACCAATCATTAAAATTTCTTAAACCATAAACTACCGACGCATGATCACGTCCGACGGCCTCACCGATTTTTTTAACTGATTTTTTACTGACGTGTTTTGCAAGCCAAAAGAATGCACCCCGCGCCATGACAATATCACGTTCGCGGCTGTTTGTTTTTATATCACATTCAAAATGTTTATTTACTTTTTTTACTAAATATTCTAGTTTCATTTTTTTTATTTTATAATATTAAACTGCCATCATCGTGAAAATCATTCCAAATATAACCCGAAACAATTCCGGTATCACAATATATTTTCCAATCGGCAAACGCACGTTTCCACGCTTTGCGCCCTTGCTCAATCATTTCATCGCTTAATGTGTACACCTCAACCGAAAATGGGTAATTGGTTTCGACCGCTATAAATTTAAAGGAATCAACGCCGCACATATCCATATAAAAAGCCGCTTGTAAATGATAGCCGTATTTATAAACGTCACGACGAAACGCCATTGGTGCGTTGTCCTGGCACGTTTTAACGTCTGAAATAAAGTTTTCGACGCGGTTCAAACAATCGGGACGAACGCGCACGTCCAAACCTTCGTGTTTTAAATAGTGTGACAACTCGATTTCACCTTTGCAATATTGTTGCGCCAAATCGTGATTGCGAAAGTTGTCCAATATTTTAGTTATTTTTTGATGGTCATCAAAAGAAACTAATTTTTTACCTTCGGCCTTTTTTTGTTCAATGGCGAATTGCTCTTTTCCCGCTTTTGTTCGGCGGTCAATTTTCGGCATAACGTGAAAATCTTTGTAATACATTTCCGGTTCTAACATTGCGCAATGAACCGCAGTACCCAACGCCATCGCTGACGATTCAAACGGCTTTTGATTTAAAAAATGATATACCGATTTTTTATGTATTGCTTTTAAACCCGACGCGCTTATTCCAGGCGATGAATGATATTTTTCGTTTGAATCAAATTGTATTTTCATTGTAATAATTTTTTCGCGTCAACATTACGGTCCACCAAAAATTGGCCGTTTAATTCTGAAATAGTCATTTCTAATTTTTCGATTTTCTTTTGCATTGCATCAATCCGCAAATACAAAAAATACATTGTTTCCATATTCATTGTTTTCATTTTTAAAATTAATAGTGTAAAACTAAAAATATATTTTTAATTTACAAAACATTAACATAAAAAAAACGGCCTCATATCTGAAACCGCTTTTCGTTTTGTTTGTCATTTGGTCGATTAAAATGGCAAATCGTCGCTTGTTTCGGCGACTTGTGCCGTTTCCGGCTTAACGTATGGATCCGATAATTTAATTGAAAAGAACTTGCCTTTTGCGCCGTCCTTAACCCATGCCGCGATTTGTTGATTCGTGCCGTCTTGCAACTTAATTGAACCTGAATAATCCGGTTGGTTTTCGCTTGTCTTGTTGGTGTTTTTGAATAAACTACCGTTTCCGTTTTTGTGTTCGTAACTCATTGATTTTGATTTTAAATATTAAATTTATTAATTATTTGCTCTCGGTATTCTTTTTTCATTTTAAAGCCGGACAATACCTTTTCCGCTTGTTCTTTTGTAGCTTTTAACGTTGCGTTTAGTTGCGCTTCTGTTAACCACTTTTTATTGTCGTTGTCCTGGTTTTTAACGGCGTTTTGAACCTCATTAGCTGACGCAATAGACGTATCAATGCCAATGCCTAAATAACCCAATGCGCGGCCCAATGCGGACGTGAAACCGTTTTCAACAAACGATGTTTTATTTATATAGGACGAATCGCGATATTCTTGTGAATGCGCTGACGCCATTTCAACGCCTTTTGTATCGCAAATTGTGACTTTAAAAATACCTTCTTTTTCGTCAATGTGTACCAACTGTTCGTTGATTTGCCAACCGTCAAATGTTGGTTCGGTTCTGAAGTGTTTTAATCTCTCGTTAACTGTAATGTAATTTTTTCCTTTGATGTTTATTGTTTTCATTTTCTAAAATTTAATCGTTTATTTTTAATTCAAATTGTGACAAATTAAAATCCGCGCTTTGCAAAATAATGACCTCGCCAATTGTAAATGATTCCGGATTTTGTAATCGTGACTTTAACGTTGGCATTGTGCATTGTAGTAATTCGCAAACGTCATAACGTTTTAAATTAAGGCGTTTCATTTCCGCCTTGAATTGGGTTTCAAACATTGTTTTCTTTTTTATAATTGACCACAAAAATAAAAAATAATTTTCAAATAAAAAAAATATTTACAAAAAAAACCGCCGCAATTCATAAGAAAATACGACGGCCGACAAACAAAGCAAATATTTTATTCGGTTGTCACAACAAAATTCAATGAAACGTCATCATCATCGTTTGGTATGTGTGAAGTCACTTTAAATTCAGCGTTTTTAACGTTGTATTTTAATTTGTCAATGATTGCCGGTTGCGCTTCTGAAAGTACGTTCGGCCAATCAAATAAAATTCTATTATTTAGCGCCAACGGTCGTGTTTGTGTTTCACGAAATGAACCTTCATATTGCGATACAAAATCGCGAAAATCATTCATTATCATTTGCGAACTTATTCGGTGTAAAGATTTATAAAAATTAGTCAAACCGGCGCCCGCGTTGTAATTGTCGCGCGTACGATACCAATAAAACGTTTCAGGGTTTGGAAAATTCATTCCGGTAACTTGTGGCATAATAGCGAATCCGGTCGATGTTGAACCACTACCGCCGGAATTAAAGAAGAATTTTGTTAACTCTGTTCGAACATTAAACATATAAGGTGTTTTTTGACTTTTAATATTTGAAACCTCAATTGATGATTGACGACGCGCCACCTCTTTAAAACTTTTGTTTAAATCCCCGACGTCATCGCCGTTTGTGTTAATTATTAAATTTGCGGGCAATCCGTTTGGCGGTCCTGAATCAAACGTTGCAATAACCGGACGTTTGTTTTCAAACGCCACGTTGTCAAAATAAATTGCTTCATAATCGGTGAATGATGTCGGAACATTAGGGTTTAATATAAAAACTTTTAATTTTCCAATCGGTGTTTCGTAATGTGGCGCGCCGATATAATCTAAACCTTTTAAATCAACTTTTATGTTTTGCCATGAATTAAACGTTTTAACAACTTTTGTATTTGTTTTTACTGATGTTGACCACGTTTTATTGTCGACGTCGTAATAACTATTTGTGTAAGTTGGTGAACCGGCGTCAATTTCAAAATAAATTCTATATCTTAAGTCAACTTGATTTGTGATCACAGTTGATTTTGACGCACTTGCTTCAACAAAATATCCTATATTTAATTCAATCCCCATAAAATCTTCAAAATCAGTTAAAAAGGCAAATGACGGCGGAACAGAACCAATTGCGTCTAAAAAACTTTCTTGACTTAAACCAATGACGGGATAAGAATTTGACAATGTTGTGTCGTTTTGGAAACAAATAACTTCAACCGAACCCGTTGAAACTGAATCAGAAATTCGCATTGTGTTTTTACCTTGCTTTACTGTTTCGGTTGTTGACAACGCGGCGTTTGTGCCGGTTATGGTCCAACCAAATGTGCCGTATTCAAATCCTGGATTGTTGTTGTAATTAGCAAAATTTAATTGCGTTGACGACGCTTCACGTCTATTTTCCGCCAACGGTTGTATAAACTCGCGAACCAAATCATTGTTTATTGGTACTAAATTCTTTGGCGCTATTTTTAAAACTTGTTGATTGTATAACGCCGTTTGTGACGTACCGGTTGAATTAAAAATCGTTGTTTTTAAAACCTCTCTTTTTTGATTTGTGATTTGTTTTGTAATACTCGCACGAATTCCCGTTGGAACTGTACCGCTTGATACTGAAGTTAAAATATCATCTTTTACGTTTTGGTCAAAAATATTTGAATTTTGTACAATATACCAACGACCAAATGATTGAAAAATTCTACAATGATATAACGTCAATAACAATTCTAATTGCGTTTTGGCGTCATATAAATCGTAATTTTTTGTAAATTCAAATTTACCGGCCGGAAATGTGATTGTATTCGGGAAAACAACTTCGCCCAAATCCTCATCACGCGCAGCAATGTCCGTTCTAAAATACAACGGCAAATCCAAATCTAAATTTTGTAAAATTGTTGCAATTCTTTCAACGTCTGTTAAACCGGTTGTGCCGGTTGGTGTTCCGCCACTTGCGGTTTGTGGCGCCGGTACTGATAAATCATTTGTATAAATTGGCGCATCGTATTTTTTAAGCGTTCCCAAACCGTCAAAGGCTTTAAATGAAACCGGAAAAGGAAAAGACCTTAATTTTTCCTTAAACCTATCAACAACCAAAAACCCGGTCCAATAGGTTTCAAAATTATAAACGTTTGAATCGGTTATTTCGTTTTGTACACAACTTAAACTTTCAACAATTCCGCCGTCATCAATTACGCGTTGACGATACGTTGTTGATATTGTTTCAAAATTAGAAATTGCATTTGAAATACATTCCGAACTTTCAACAATTCCGCCGTCAATTTCAACGCGATCAACAAAAGAATCAATTTTACTTTTTGCATAATTAACAACCACCTTATATTCGCGTTCGTCGAATTTATAAAAATCGTCATATTGAACGGAATCGGTGACCATAAAATTTAGAGTACAACTCGAACCAATAATCGGCGAATAAAAATCTTCCTTTGCGTTCCACGTTATTGTCAACGGATTTCCCGTTCCAATTATAGGTAAAACATCACCCGAATAATTTTTTTTAAGAATTTGAATTTGTTTTCCGTTCCCTAAAACGTCCGAAAAACTTAATTGGTATTTGACGCCGTATGACATAAATTTTTATTTATTAAAATAATCTATCCGCGGTTTGATTCGCGCGTTCTATTGCGATAAGTAAGTCTTGACCCTCTAATCGTATTTGACCGCCAACATTTATATTTTGACCGCCGCCACCAATCATTGATTGTAATTTGTTTAATGGCGCTATAACTTCAGGATTTTGTCGTGCGCCTGGATATTCACCAACTAACCCCATTGTTGGACCGCTAACAATACCACCGTTGGCGAATGCTGACGCTTCACCACTTGCAATTTTTGGAATTACCGTTTGAATAGCTTTTGAAATTGCGATTAATGCAATACCCGCAGCGATTGCAGTTGCCGGCGATTTAAAAGCCATTTTAATAGCCTTCATTGTTAAACCAATTTTTATTGCGGCTTTACCTAAATTCTCCGCAATTTGAGCAATTCCGCTAATAATAACACCGCCCAATGCGCCCATTAAATTACCGCCGCTTGTGATTGCGCTGCCTATTGCGCCCGACATTCCCGTAACAACATTTTGCATTCCCGCCGTCATGATTTGACCGGCTTGATGTTGAAATTCCGCCGCACGTTCTAAAAACGCCAATTGTCCTTCACTTAATACTTGCGACTGTTCAGCTAATGCGGCCGGAATTCCGGCCGTATCGGCTTTTATAGCGCTTGTAATTGGCGTCGTTAAACCTTCAGATTCTAAACCGCCACCAACGCCCGAAACTTGTCCACGACCTTGTGTTTGGGGTTGGGTTGGCGAAACAAATGACGTTTGTTGAATTTCTTCGCGTTGTTTTATCGCTTCGCCTTCGGCTTTGGTGTTTTCTTCCAATGCCGTTTTGCGTTGTCTTAACAATGAAATTTCGTTTGTCAAACGTTCGTTCATTGCTTTTTGGGCGCTTATCGAATAACGCCTTTTACCTTCTAATGTATCTAAATACGCCAATTCTTCTTCAGCGGCTTTTAAACGGTCGTCAATTCCTTTTGTATCTAATTTCGAAACAGATGCCGCCGTCGCTTCTTTTTGTGCCTTTGTATAGCTATTTAAAGCCGTTACAACCAAAGCAATCGCGCCCGCAATTGCAATAATAGGGTTTGCGGCCATTGCCATTGTTAAAACTCGAAATCCGGTTGCGGCTATTGTTAATATTGGACCTAATGCCGAAAGGCCCGTCATTATTTTACCGAATATTATAAGCATAGGACCGGCCGCCGCTAAAATACCGGTTAATGATAAAATGATTTTTTGTGTTTGTGGCGATAAATTTTTAAAACTATCCGCCAAACCTTTTATGAAATTAGACAATTTTGAAACTCCCTTAACAACCGCCGGCAAAATTATTTGTCCGATTTCCATTAAGGAATTTTTCATTGTTGCCATTCCTTTTGTAAATTGGAATGACGCCGATTGTGACGTCTTTTGAAACGCTTCGTCGGTTGCGCCTAATGTATTATTTAAGGATTCAAATATTTGTTTGTTTGTTTCAACTCCGGAACCGGTTAAATCCAAAATTCCTTTAATTGCTCGAACATTTGGAAACAAATCTTTCATTCGCACGCCGGTTCCTTTTAATCTATCTTGTAAACCGGTCAATGTACCCATTAAGCCATCTTCCGCAACTGATTTTTCTAAATCTTCAAATGTCAATCCCAAACCGCCTAATATTTCGGCCGACTTTTCCGTCGGTTTTTGTAATGACATTAAAATTGCGTTTAATTGCGTCGCACCATTTGCGGCGTTTGTTCCGGTTCTTGACATTGCAGCCAATGCCGCGCCGACTTCTTCAAATCCAACGCCCATATTTGACGCAATCGGAATAACTCCGCCCATTGCACCGGCTAATTCAGACGCCTCTAATTTACCTTCACGAACCGATGCAACTAAAATATCTGTTGCTTGCGTTGCGGTTAAATTTTCGTTTGCGTAACCATTCATTGCGGACGTTGCTAAATCTGCAATTGTCTTTGTTTCGCCTAATCCAACGGCTGCCGCTTTTAACGACGCGCTTAATGTATCGGTTGCGTCTTTACCTCGTAAACCCGCTGATGTAATAAAAAACAATGCTTCTGCCGCTTCGTTTGCACTTCGTCCGGTATCTGTTGCCATTTTCTTTGCGGTTTCACCCATTTCAGAAACTTTGTCCGCAGCAACGCCAACCAAAGATTCAATTTGCGTCATTGACTTATCAAAATCCAATGCCAATTTTGTCGCGGCCGCACCGGCTGCAACTATTGGCAAAGTCAATTTAGTAGACATTGAACGCCCAACGCTTTGCATTTTAGATCCAAACGCTTGAAGTTTTGAACTCGCTGAACTTAACGCATTATTTAATTTCGACGAATCGCCGGTAATATTAACTTTTAAATTTGATTCGGCCATAAAGAATATTTTAAACAAAAATACAAAAAAAAAGACGCTTTTATTTTAGCGTCGTTTTCTTTGTCATTGATTCATATTTTGATTTAAAGGCTTCCATTTGTTCGCGCGTTGATTTTGGTTTTGCGCGTTCAACTTGACGTTTTTTGTCAACCGGCAATTCAAATAAATGTTCGGGTTTTATCATTTGTGATTTTTTAGAACATTGAACGTTGTGAATCATTGCAGCCAAATACCGCGTTTGTTCCCAATTCAAATTTATATTGTTATGGTAATTTTCCGCCAATAGCGCATTTTCACGCCACGTTTGCCGCCAAAAATCGTTCGGGTTTACGCCTACTAAACCAATATAATAATCGGTTAAACTTTGGAATGTTATTTCTTTGACGGCTTCGGCTTTCCCGCCTTTTGTGTTTCAACGCCTAAACTATTGCCTAAAATTTTTGATTGCAACATTGTTTCAACAATATCGTTAATTGTTTCGGCTTGTAATTCGTCTAACCACGCACCAACCGAATAAACATTGTAATCAATTTCATTGCCTTGTTCCTGGTCGTTTGCCAATATAGCTGAATAAATCAAAGCGCGTAAACCTTTTAATGATATCCCGTTTTCAAAAACGTGTCCAATGTCTTGAAGTGAAACGCCTAATTGCTCGGTAAATTCCGACCAAAAATTCATTGAAAAGTGAAGTGTTCTTTTTTTGCCACCAACTTGAATGTCGATGTAACCTTTGTGTTTGTTTGCCATTTTAATATTTGTTTGTCGTTAATAAATAAAAAAAGCCACCGCCAAAAAATGACGGCGGCCAAAATAATAAACTTTTAAAATTTTAGTTTGTTGATTTAGTAATTGCGCCGGTGATTGTAATTGAACCGGAATAAGTGACGGCCGCTTCCATTTCTGCGGACATTTCAACACTTGATAAAAAGCCTTCAGCAGTATAAACCGCGTCGCCGGTTTCGGCCGTTCCAAATACACAAGTCAATTGTGTACGCGCCAAAAGGTAATCAGCGAATTCAATTGCGTTTGCAGTATCATCATAAGCAACTAAACCTTCAAATGATATTTCGCCGCCTTTTACGCCGCCGATATATTCAGAAAATCCGTTTGAATCTTTTGTTGTTGCTTCGGGTGTGTCCATTGACAAAGACATTGAACAACTTGTTGTGTGTCCAACTGTATCGCCCTCAATTGTTAAAATTAAATTTGTTCCGTTAAAAACTCCCGTAGTAGCCATATTTTTATATTTTAAAGTTTATTAAATTTTTTGTAAATATACGAAATAAATATTTTACTATTCTTGTATATACTTGACGCCATAAAACGAATGAACGCCTTCATTGTCCAAAACAATTTCGTAATCGGTCCATGCGTCCAAAGGTAAAGAACCTTCTTCTTCTGTTTCCGGATCAATTGGCCGAACGCTATCACGCCAAAAAACGTCAACGGAATATTTGTCCGATAAAATTGGCGCTTTGATTTCATTGCCTTCTTCGTCGTATTGTCCAGGCGTTACAACAATATTTCCCAATTTTACTATTGCGTTTTTATGTGTTGGATATTCATTGCCGTACTCATCTTTTGCGACGCCTAAATCGCGAATGTATTCGTCGGCTTTGCTTTTATTTGGGAATTCGTATTTTTTAACCATTTTTTATTTTATTTAATTTACTCTTGTTTTTGTTATATATGTAAATATTACACTTGTGTTAATTCTTCTAATTCGCTTTGTGTCATAGTTTGGTCATATACTCTAAAATCGTATAGTTTTGTAGATGGTCTTTCCGAAGTAGTACCGAAATCATTTAAAATAGCACTATTGTTTAATAGTGTCCAATCGCCATCATCAGAAATACCTATGTATTCCCTTGTTCCGTTTACATATATTTCAAAATTACTACCATATAAACGAACAGCTACTTTGTTTCTTGTAAACATTTGTATCGCATCTTCGCCTAAATCAATAATTGTTTGTAACGCAGATTGATTTGTTGCTCTTATTCTAATATAATAATCACTGCCACTGTTATAGCTTATCCAATCCATAGTTTGTGTAAAACCAGAATTTCTTACAACCATAGCGGCTCTAAAACTATTTTCAAAAGTATAAGTGTCAAAATCTAAAAACCACGTTACATCATTTTCTGTTGAATATGACGTATCACTTTCTAAATCGTCAAATAATCTTGTGACTTGTCCGGTTGTGGTCTTGATATAGCTTGAAGTATAACTTGCTTCTTCAATCATAGCACCCCACATAAATAAACCGCTTGAATTATCGCCTGCAAAAGAATAACTGTCATCAATACCTAAACCAATTACAATCCTATCAATCGTTCCTGCGTCCATTGTTAAAACACATCTAAACCAACCATTTCCAAAATCTAAAATTTCAGCATTTTCAATTGTGCCTATTGTACTTACAGTTTTAGTGTTTAAATTAAAACTTGCAACATTTCCAAAAGTTAAGCCGCTTTGCCCTATTGATGCTCTTATACAATTATATTCACTTGACTTAACAAAAAAACTTAAACTATATGTTGTTCCGTCTGTTAATGTTATAGCTTGGTCGCATCTGTGAGTATTATTATCTGTT